AGTGAATAAGAAATTCACTTACATGACTATGGCCTCTGGTAACTACCACCAAATCCTTTATACTCCTGTAAAGTAACTGCTGTTTTTCTACGTCTACTAGACATTATTCAGTTGTTTAAAGAACAAGTTCGTAATCTCCAGAGTCCTCAACTTCGTGCGGAGTTGTAATGCCTTTAAGTTTTTTACCAGTTAGAGAAGCCTTATGTAGTTAGCTAACTGAATAAATGCTTTTGGGTGTTGATGAATCTTTTTAGAAATTTTATTAACATCGCCCTTAAATATAGATTTAAGAACTTTGCTTTTTACCGCAGGAGAATACTTAAATTCTTCTACAGTTGTTTGGATTCGTTCCGTGAACTCCTCCTTGGCTTTCAACCTTGCCTTCCTTTTATCGGCTACAGTTTTAACCTCGTCTTTAGCCTTATCTTCTTTAGTCTTAACTCTTTTGGCTAATCGAGATTCAGACTTTTCCTTTAGTTTTTCAGCTTCTTCCCAAGCATCTATCAAGATTTGAGCCTCTTCTTTATCTTGACCTGACTCTACCATATCTTTAAGTAGGAATGCCTTCTGTTGATCTACTGTTTCTAAAATTGTAGATGACTCTTCCTCAGTAGAATACTTACTAACAAACCCTGAAATATCTTTCCAAGTAGTGTCTTGACCTCTCTGAAATACAAACTCCATTAAAGTTTGCGTAGATTTAGGTAGTTGCTTGAAGACTGAATCGAAGATTCTATCTGGCATCTTATCTGCCATAGCTTCTAATTCTTCAAAAGTACCTTTAAATTCAGTATCATCAGGTACAAACCCTCTATCTTTCCAAGCCGAGTAAGTCGCATTCGCTATAGGATCCCCTCATCACCATCTTTATCATCATTTCCGTCGGGAGGAGTTTGGGGAGGAGTGTCCTCGTCTTCGATTGTTTCAAAGTCATCGAAGTCTAGGTCTAATTCAAATTCTGGGGCAATTTCATTGCCCTCTAATGGATTTGCCATACAAATGTATTATTAGTTTCCGAAGAAGTCAACTATAGACTCTTCAAGTTAATTGTTTATAACCAAACTAGAAAATCTAGGTTATAGATTTCTCAGGTTTATTTGCCTGTTTTTCTTTTAATGCCAGTTCTCTTTCTTTATTGGCTTGTTCATTGATTACCTTAGCGTGGTCAATATTTAATTTCTGCTGGTTTACAGCTAATCCCCCAGCTTGCATTTGCATGTCGTGTAGGGCTTTAGCTGCTTCAAGTGGGTCAGGTATTCCATCTCTATCTTTGTTTAAGTCGTCTTGGAACTTATAGACATCGACAGCTTTCTCTTGAAGTCCGTAACCTCCTCGTATATGTTCAATATCTTTTTCGTGTTGTTGCTGATCTTCTCTGTATTCGATCTCTCTTTGCTGTGCTTCTTTCTCTGCTTGCATAGCAGCTTCTTCTGACCTAGCTAGACGTTCTCTCTGTTTCTGTGCCTCTATCTGAATATTTTTATGAATCTCTGCTGCTGAGTCTCCGTTAGTTATAGATCGAAGTAGTTGGGATATAGCTTCCATACCCTCTCCAGCGTTTTGACCAAATGAATGAGATAGCTGTAACATGTGCTTACGGTATGTTTCATCATTTCCCGACGGAGTTAGAAACAAACCTATATCATCATTATCCAGAATCTCTGGAGTTATTTTCAATAACTCTTTAGAACCATTAGGGGCCATATACTGTAGAAAATGTTCGGCCTCATTTGTAGTTTCTATCTTATCTTGCCAATATGCCCTAAACAATTTTAGCCAATCATTTATAGCATATTTCCAAACCTGTGAGTGCATGAAGAAATATGGCTCCGTAATGTGGTAAGACATTTGGATAGCATTATTATTATCTGTTACATTAGTATTAGAAGAGAAGTTGGACTCTCTTTGTGGAGAGATTCCCATAGCCATTCCTATCTCTCTATCAATCATTTCAGCTATCTGGGCTAAATTTATTAACTCTATGGCTGTACCTGTCATAGATGATTTAGAACCAGGACTCCTTGTGTTAGGAACAAGACCATCGGAAGACTGCGAACCACTGTAATAATTAATTCCCATCCTTTTCAAGTAAACTTGCCATACAGCAACTTTGTCTCTACCAGGTATAGGATCACCTTCGGAATCCATAGCTAAGTAGTCGGGTATTTGATCTACGTCTATATCTAGAGTAAAGCCTTGATATTTAGATAACTCCCTATTTTGAATCTTTTTAATAAATAGGTATTGGAAATACGGGGCCATAGCCCTAGTTACTAAAGACTGTCCCTTAGAGTTAAAGTTAGAGAAAGACATACCTTTATAAGATAGTTCAAAGTCAGCATAGGGATTAGATAGATTTAGAGGTTGGTTGGGTACTTCTCTATAATCTACGTAGATGTCTTCACCTAGTCTAGTAACCTCATATCTTCTTGGTATCCAAAGTATATCTGCTCGGTATTCTGTACCAAACTCATCTACCCAAGTTCTTACTTCTACTTCATTATCCCACTTAGAAGTCCCAGTAGATTTTATCGCATCTGATGGAATTTCAAACTCAATATCTGCTATATCTTCTATCAACTCTCCCATTTCATCCATATAAGATAAGAATATAACTCTCTTAAAAGCTTTGAACTCTAGATGTACTTTGGTGATAAAATAGTCGTTATGATTATAGCCATAATCATTATCGTCAGTACTGTGACCTACTTCAGAAATTTGATGGTCTCCTTTATAATTATGTAAGTAGTTATTACTTCTATCAAATTGTAGACTTGCTCTCTTACCCATTACATCGTGGTTAGGATTGACTCCGAGATTCATACCGTATTGATACGTAGTTAGCCTATCTAACTCTTCTGAATCAAGAAGATTTCCATACTCGGTATGAATATCTCCTAGAGTAACTGCTTCCTTAGTATAAAAATAATCTCCTTTCTCTACCCTAGTTTCGTTTGGAGATTTATGCCAACTACAGTGTAAATTATTTACAACTTCTATACAAGGTTTACCATGTTTCCATCCTACATACAGAAAACATCCATCTGCGGTTATAGAATGTTTAAGAGTCATCTGCTGTTTACTTTTTATATCCTGGTCTAGTTTGCAATACTTAATAGCTTTAGTATTAAATAACTCCCATTGAGATAGAAAGTCTCCATTCAGTATTTCTTCGGGAGTCTGCTGAGTAGTGTTTTCTTTCACGAATTGTTCTATCTCTCTTTCCGAAGCTCCTTGAGCTTTCATTTTAGCTACCTCTTGTACTATTTCCGCAGACTCTTCTACGGATTTTCTTAATTCATCTTGTAGTTGCTTATTTTTGTCTTTTATCTGATTATTAGATAAAAGAACTATATTAAAGTCATCATTCCTTTTGAGAAGTTCACCTTGTAGTGTAGAAACTTTAGTGAAGAGTTTATTAAAAGGCACAATATTATCATCTGTAAATCCTAACCCCTCTACTCCTTCCTCACCCAATGGATTACAGAAGACATCAAGTTCTTCTTTAAACCCTTCTAAGTTATTATTCAGTATATCATACGCCAGTTTCATCTCTTCATACCTGTCAATCTTACAATTATTATAGGGTATTAAGTGTTCCATATAATCCTTATACCATTGACCTTCCCCACTTCTTTTCTCAGATTCTGAAGCTTTTAATTTAAAGTAGGGCCAATTAAAAGCGGATGATGTCTTATTAGTTCTAAGACTGCTTCTCTTACTCATGCTCTTTTAGTTAAGTTTTTGTTAGTAGATAGTAATGCAAGAGGATTCTTTTTAACCCTCTTAGTTTTATCTTTAGCCATTATTCTGTGTTCTTCTTCTCTCATGTATAAAGGGAATCCTAACAGGGATGATACAGCATCGAAATTACCATCAATGTTGTAGAGCTTGATTTGTCTTATTGTAAATATACAAGGTATTGTCTCTATGACTAATTTCTCTTCTCCTTGAACAGTTACTGTCTGTAGTAAGAAATCAGCTAGATCGTCTACCATAGGTATCTTAGAATGATGATTTCCAACTACGAATCCATATTGAGTAACGGCTTTCTGCTGAGTCTTATCTCCCTTCTCAAATTGAGGTCTTAGACATAGTAATTTTGTCTTCTTTTTCCGTACAAAGAATCCCCTACAAAACTCACCTCTATTTGCCTCATACCAAAGTCCTCTAATTGGGCCGCCATAAAATGCCATAAGCATCTCCAGATTTTTATAAAACTCTTTCTTACCTCCTTGTGGCTTACCTATGTAAGTAGCTACCAATGGAGAGGTAATCATATGAGTATTCCAGTACTTAGGGGTTAACCATACATGTACTACCCCAAGAGAGCCACCTTCATCCCAATTGTCTGAAACATACGGATCGTGAGTAAACATGTACATATCATTAAGTACTACTCCTTTAGTTTGTATTGGCATATCATAGACTAGAATCTCACCTGCCCATGACTTTCTTTGTTGACCTGATTCCAGTGGAAATTCGTAGAACGGTTCTGGTTGATGTACTATATCGTAATCGACTCCTGTAGATTTCTCAGAACTCCAGTGAAGTTTAATTGCCTTAGAAAGTTTCTGATAAAAACTGTTCTTCATCAATTTCTTCTCTCTCTCTTCTGCTTCTTTGGCAGGTAATATAGTTCCTTTATTAGTCTGCCACATATCTGAAATATAGATAGGGTAATTCATCTTCTCTACTCTCAATATGGATGGGTCTCTGGATTCAGAAGCCTTAGCTCTACGCTTCTCATAGTATGCCTTAGCTCTGGGAATATCTGTATTCCCATTCTTGTCCTTAAAAGCTCCTGCTGTCATATACGCAGGTAAGAAAAATCCAGTATTCCCCCCTGTACCATCATAGTGGTCATAGTAAGGAATAACATTATAGTCTTCTGGATGAAGCATTATCTTTCTAGCAGGTATAATAGTTTCAATATTACCTGCTGTCCCTAAGAAAACTTGAACTCCAAACTGAACTACACCAGTAGTTACTGCGGCTTTATTTGAGTTAAAAGCTTCAATCACTTTCTCAGTCAGACCTACTTCTTCATAGAATACATCAGTATAACGACCTCCTGCCCCTGCCTCTGCTCCCTCCCTCTTCTGGGGAGAATATGAGGCATGAAAAACTTTAGATAAAGTTCCGAATCCATCTACCCATCGACCATTTATGTTCATCTCATACTCATGCCTCCAAGCATTGTCTTTATTATTTGGCTTTAAAGACCCCTTCATATCCTTAAAGAAAGGAGATGGTTCATAGTCTTCTTGACCTAAAGACCCCCAAGCACCTAGAGCCGATTTTTTGGCTAAGGCATTCATGGAAGTTTTAATCTTGTTTACAAAGTCAGAACTTTTATCTGTTCTACCAGAACCAACTAATATATTTACTGTGGGAGGATTGAGTCTAAAATCAGTAGTGTAGTATTTCACTCCATCGAAGCATATTCTGTACTTAGCTCCTGCTAGAGAATAGTAGTAGGATTTTCCCCCACCTCGGCTTCCTAATTCCATAATATTCATAGTGGGGTTGAGATAGTGTGGAGTACCCTTAGTCCGATCATGCAACATTCGGATGTTCTCCTTAGCAGGTATATACTCTTTAAATTTTCCGTCGGGGGTGATGATGGAAGAGTATTCGGCTCTCTCTTCCCAAGTCATTTTGGAGGGATGTGGCAGTTCCTTTATATCTCTAAAAGAAGTATACTTATTATCTTCTGTCCAGCCAGAGAAACCCTCTGCTTGAAGATACATATAACTCCTTTCCCATTCTAAATCTCTTATATCTGGGTTAGTATAGAATCTAGTTTTCTGTATCTTATCAGTATGCTCTATAGTACAAAACTTACCATAGAAGCCTAATCTTCCAGGCCCAAATTGCATCTTACCGTAATTCTCAAACCAAACCCCTTCTATACAATTTTTCTTTAAAGTTCTCCAATGGGGAGTATGTCTAGGATCGTCTGGATGTATCTCCTTCGGAGTAAACTGCTTAGTAAATCTTGATAGGTCTTCTATTCTTACCCAATTATTTCCCATTAGTACGTTTTGATAAGTCTTCCTCTGTTATCTCATAATGACCTTCCATCATTTCTCTGATAGCCTTCTTAGGTTGGTTAAAGCTAGAATAGATGTAATGGTTACTATCATAATAAGGAATAGCCGTATGAAACTTTTCAGCTAATATATAGTGAAAATTCATACAGCTACCTTGAGTGAATATCTTTACCATGATGGGATGACTTTCTCTTATGAGTCGAATGAAATTCAATACAGATTTGTTCACTAAGTCATCAACTATTTGTTCGTCAGACATTGGCTATAGGATTGTATTCTTTTAGGTGAGTATAGTCGACATATCCTACACATTCCATATATTTCAACTTGCCATCGTAGAGTCCGATAACTGATCTGGTTGGTACTCTTGCTTTTACTCCGACTAGTCCTTTTTGTTCTGGACAGTCATAGAGTTCCACCTTCTGATTAAGTTCCAATTGGGCTATGATTATTTTTGCATCGTCTGTCTTGCAAGTAAAGGCATCCAATAGTGGAGTAGACCTTGTAGTAACATAGATGGAGGGGCCTAATTCATTCATAGACTCTACTGCGAATTTTTCGATAGCAGCCCAGTCATTAGGATGACTAATTGCTATTATTTTGTTCACAAGTTTTATAAATTTTGCTTTCCATTTACTATCTGGTGACATCTCTATATTTTTTAATAGTAGTGATAATTCTGGCAACTAATTTAAGTGCATTAAATATTCGTCGTAAGAATCCTTTCTTAGAAAGTTGATTAGCAACCTCTTCTATTTCATTAATGATCTTATCTGCAAACTCCCTCTTAGCGAGTTCTATTGCAGCTTGTTCTAACCAACCAAATTCGTCTGTCTTCTGAGACAATTGACTTTGCTTGTAAGTCACATAGGATTTAAACTCTGACCTACAATGTACATCTTGAATAGTAGTCATGTTTCTAAATTATTTAATATGTTTTCCCTCGACTAGTACTTTCATTATACTTCTTTTCTCTCTGCCTTAGACTGTTTTCGTCCTCCCTTAATTCTATGATCTCCTTTAGTTGCAAAGAATAGGGCTTCAATTCTCTCATACTCTTCATACAGTTTAGGAATCTTAGATTGGGCGGCAGTAACTTTAGTTATATTGTCTAAACTATACTCCAGCCCATTGAGGAATGTTGCAAGTTTTTTTAAAGACTTCTTCTTATCCAAGAAAGATTTCTTAACCGAGTCGAAGCAAATTTCTGAATAAGATTCTAGTACTTCCAAATAGAGTTTGTCTTTAAAATCAAACTCAGGGAAGTATGTTTCTTTCAACATACTTTCGATCTTAGATCGTCCATGCCGAAAGAATTTATTTACCGATTCGTCAGGTTCACAAACAAATACTACACAATACATCATCTTAGATGAATAAGTACCACCATCATCTAATTGATAAACTCGGTGAAATGGTGGCATGTATATTAGTTGGGGATTAAGCTCCCAGAAATTCTGATCTGGAGAAAAATCAGTATTTACTTTTGCAAGTGCAGTACTCATGTAATATTTTTTATTGTGATAGTTACTAGTCCCAACTTACAGCTTTCATACAATTTCTTGTACAGTTTTTTATAGGAGATTGTAGAGTTGTAAACTTCATTTTTTACAAAACTTTGTGCGCCACCTACTAGTATACAACCTCTACTATCTTTAGGATAATTTCCTATATGTAGGTATATACCTCTTTGATTGGGGACATCTTTGATGTGTAGGTGATGCTTAAACCAAGAGAACTTCTTTCTATATTTGGCTGTCATCTTAGTTACATGCTCTTGGATACCAAGTATATGAGAGCCTGTAGGTATGGCAAAAGAGGGATTTTCGAGGGTATAACATACAAATTCTCCGTCAATAAAAAGAAGACCAAGCACACGCTGTCCATCATGCTTGATTCTTTTGATTGTTACTACCATTATTAAGTCGTCTTATTTCCTGTACCTTAGCTTCTTGATCTAACTCTATAGCTATCTCAGGAGCTATTAATACTCCTCTTAAAGACATAGTTACAGGAGGTTCATTTCGCATCTGTACAGTTATAGTTTTATACAACTCTTGATGCAATGCAGGGGGATTTTGTGTTTTTAACCAGCTAGGAAAATTCTTATCAACTTTCATAGTAGCTGTAAAAGAGTTAGTCTTGTGGTCCCAGTTAGATGTAATACAGCCGCAAGCTGCGTTTACTGATAAGAAACTAGATTTACCTTGATAATAGAAGGTCCAGACTAATTCATCTCCAGGTCTAACTTCTCCGAAGTGTTTACCTGTTCTAGACCATAATAGATTTTGTTTCATGTGTTATTACTTTTACTTTTGTAACTTTAGTTGGCATCCTTACATACATACTTCGTGTAGGTGAAATAAAGTTTTGTACTACGTATTCATATCCATTTTGAATCTCGAAGGAGATGATGTCTGGCTTATGATTTGGATGTGGAATATTATTCCTCATAGTTAGTTAGTTAGTTTAAATTATCTAAAAGATGTCTGACCAAGAATCTCTAAGAGATGCAAAGGCTCTAAATGGCGGATAGCAAGGAACTGTTTTCCGTATCTCTTGCATATTTCCACCTACTTCTTCCAAGCCTAGTACTGGTCCAGGTTTTTCCTGGGATGCTTCACATCCTTTAGGTGCGAAGAATAAAGCTGGAGTTGTACAAGTACATGAATAGCACTGTCCATTCTGACTGCATTCGGAAGCTGATCTTTTTCTTTTGATAAAGGTATACTTGAGATCAGTTCTAAGAAGGTCTCTTAGAATAGTATTATTATACATCTTCCATCTTACTGTACCTAATAGATAGTTGTAGATTTGAGAGAAAGTAATATTCCCTTTAGCAAAGTTTTGGATGTGTTGTTTAAATTCTGACATTACAGATTTATTTAAGTTAAGTACTAATAAGCCTCTTTAGCTTATAGTTAAGTATAATTATAAGTCCTTCCTCCCTCTTACGAAGTCCATAAGAAGAAACTAATTCTTCATAGATTTCTTTCTTTAAAGTTTGAGCTAGTGGCTTAATTATTTTTTCTAGTTTAGACTTACTCTCGCCTACATGCTCTAAGAGCATTGGTAGATAATCCGTATGAAATTCCTTCTCAATCTTAAAAGACTCTAGTTTCATAGTTTTGGCAAGCTCCATAGCTCCTACATAGCTTTCGGAACTCCCCATCCTGTCTCCCGACAGAGTAGATAAATAATATATTTCTATATACATAATTTTTATTTTGTGCATCGAGTAGGGATCGAACCTACAATTTTGGGAACTTCTCATACCCAACGTTTTACCAATTAAACTATCGAAGCATGTACTCAGCCTCTTGAGGATTGAAGCATGAGTACTGCGATAATATCGCATCTAGTCTCCCCAGTAGGACTCGAACCTACGACCCTCGGTTTAAAAGACCGATGCTCTAACCAACTGAGCTACGGAGAGAAGTGGGC